AATTCAGGTGTTTCGTTTACTGATAATGTTGTTTTGTTGTCCACTAATTTCTGTTCTGGTTGGTCTGATTTAAATTCGAATCCCATTTCTTTCTATATTATTTGTTTGTTTATTTCCTCCAATATAAATTTTACTTTTATTGAAGGCAAGTTTAGTTCTTGCTTCATTTGCTAACATTAATGACATTATACAGTCATCATGTAATCCATTAGGTGCACTAAATGATACTGTACCCGTGGCATTTAATTTGTATGTATACGCGTTTAACTCCGCATATAAGTGAGGGAATAATGTTTGCGACGGTAGTTCTAATGATTGTTCTTGAATCGCGTATATAAGCGCTCTAATACCAATTGTTTTTGATTCGTTTGTTGTTACGAATTCTTGGATTTTTCTTTCATTTTGACGGAACACTTCGAACACAGGTTTCCCAGGACCATTTGTTTCACAGTACCCTCCTGCAACTCTATATCTTTTGATAGCTGCGAGAAACGAGCTTGTAATTTCGGCGTAACTCGTGCCGTTAACTCTCTCCATATAAGAAACTCTTCCCAATTCATCCATAATGGTAAGTACGCTGTAGTCATTGGCCAGGCCGAGATCAATGCCTGCAAAATATTTAGTTCCGTTTTGGGGTCCATTCCACTCATTTCTAATACATACGTCTGCTACTCCTGTAAATACATCATTACCTGCATCGGTAAATTCAGCTAAGTATTCCTGGTAGTAAATGTCCTTAGGTAATGACTTATGTTGTTCTATAAGGAAGTCTTTACTTACATATGGGTTGTCTCGACTAATGCCTTTAAATGAAATATAGACATCACTAGACACATTACCACGCAGAAAATAATGGTAGAACCAATTCTTACTTTTTGGTGTAGATATGATTAAACATTTTTTACCTAATGCTGTTAACGTAGGCATTACAGCTTCGTTGATTGCCTCTTCTTTTATAAATGCTGCCTCGTCAATAACCATGTAGTGAAAACTAAAACCTCGAATGGTATTGTAGTTATCAGTTGATAGAAATTGGAGTGTACTACCGTTAACAAATGTGATAGTAAGGTCTGATTTATTTTGTTGTACAATGATTTCATGTGATGCTGATGTTAATTCTTGAAATATTTTCTTACACTGGTTATAGACAGGTGTTATCCATGCTCCTTTTTGATTAGGATTTTTTAATAACCAATATAACATTAGGTTTTGAGCTAATAGTGATTTACCAAATTGCCTACCAGTTGCTACGATACCGAATTTGTGTTTACTATCAACAAAATTGTCAATAATATATTTTTGACCCTTATGTGGAGAAAATAAGTTTATGTTCATTCTACGTCTGCCGAATCAATTGTATTTAGGTTTTCGCTACCCCAATTTAGATTAATGTTTAATTCACCTTTAACCTCTACTTGAGAACGTTCTACTTCACCACCACGGATTTTGTTTTGGTACTTAATTACTTCTAACCATACACGTCTATCATTGTCTATAATTGCGGCTTCCTTAAGTTGCTCCAATTCCGTTAACGTTTGATCGACCGTGTGTTTAATACGTTCATCAAAGTCATTAGACATAACTTCCCAACATGCCTTCCATAGGTCATTTGCTTGTCTGTTGTTGATGTGGTATCTCTCCCGAGCCCAGTCAGTAAATTGAGTCCAACCCGATTTATTTTCTAATATATACTCAACACTCTCTTCGATGTGTTTAGCATGTTCAAATTTATTTGCTTTCATAATTGGTATATTTGTATATACGATATTTGAACGATACATATCTTCCATCCATAATCCCATGTTGTACAGGATATGATTGTCCTGAAGTACCGTTACTTGTGTTTCCAGTTGTATTTTTCATAGTTGTTCATTACTTCTCTAATATCGAATTTCCACCCTTGTTCCTTGAATATCTCACTCATTTTTCTCTTATATGTTCGAGCAATTACTTTAGCATCTTCCTTATTAAGGTAAATATAAACTTGAGTACCATATAGGCAGTTAATTATTCTACCGTATGAGGTAATTGCGTAATCATAAGCTTCATCAGGTAATAAGATATACTCTTCACCTGGCATAAGAACAGATTTCATATGATTGTGATATTGTACATCTACAATTTCTGTTTTGAAGTGGTCGGGATATAAGTCATCAGTATCCTTTCCATTCTCCAATAATTCCCAGAATTTCTCCCCGTCAAGGTAAACTTGGAATTTGCTACTTGTATTTGCTTGTCTAGCCATTCTTTTTTCTACCTCTAGTTGTTTTTACTGTTTCCTCTACTACTGAAGGATTAGCAATAGCTTCAATTTGAGCTCTATATTGTCCTAAACGTGAACCCCATACTCCATGAGTAGCTTTATATTCGCATGAACAACCAGGTACACTTACTTGTTCCATAAATACTTTATTATGCATTTCCATTATTTTAGATAATGTTGGGTGTGCAATACGATGATCAAAGATACCCCATTGGTCTAATACCCACTGTGCATCTGCTTGTGTTAATTGTTCGTTAAAGTGAATCATTTCTATACTTGTTTTCTATGTAATCTACTATAAATTTTATTATATACGCCATTATAGCGGCTATAGCGGCGAGATAAATGTTTTGCAATACAATTAATGTAAGCCAAAAGGCACTGCATTTAACACAGTATAACACAGTACCTAATATTGGCCATTTATAAACCTTAAGTTTATCCTTTACAACCTGGATTGGTTGGAACCAATCACTTATAAAAAACCCTAGTATTGCTAGGCCTATTAAATTAATCATTAATAATATCTTTTAAAGCGCGTTCAACTTCTTGCTTCACCATATCACGCAACTCACGTTTGTGACGCGTTTTATAACGTTTATAGCGTTGTTTTAACGTTGGGTAATATAGTGTCATGAAACATGAGACTAAACCGGTTATAACAATTGTAATAATGTATGTTAAATGTGTCATATGTTATTTTTTAGGTACAAAGTGTTTACATTTTTCCTGGATTAATTTAACTCCTACTTGGATATCCTTACGAATAGAGCTAAGTGTAATTCCATATTTTTCCCTGATTTGTTTATAATTTAAATTGAGAAAATAATAGTCTGTAATTAATGCTTTATGATAGAAGTCTAATTGTTCAATAGCAATATGCATACATTCAAATGGACTAACATCTTTTAGGTCTTGATCTGGATCTACTATTTCATCCCACTCATACACCTGGAATTCGTCATATTCTACTAAATACACACCTCTAGAATTATATCCATTCTTTCTGTAATGATTCCAGAATGGTGAGGTACTAGACTTAATATTAAGTGACATAGCTCTACCCATGTAATTAGGTAATTTTTTATCCAAGCAACACAATTTATACTGATAATCTAATGGTTTCTTGGTTAAGAATTCTGAAATACAGAACGCTAATAAATCCTCATATTGGTCTGAATTGTATGAGGTGATACGTTTGAAATCTTTATACATCTTAGGATAGGCCTGAGTAATGGCTCTATTCACTAATTCTCTCTTTTCCTTTTCTGTCAATGGTTCAATCATATGTTAATAACTATTATCCAGGATAATTAAAGTAACTGAGGAGAACAAATTTAGATAAGCATTTATTTTTCCCCCCCTCCCATATCTCAGGAAAACTAATCTTATTAACAAAAACTGAGCGTAGTATATGATTAATTTTATCTGATCCAACAACCGTTGCTGATTGAAGTTTGGTAGGTTTTGGTATGGTTCCTACTGCCATGGGAATCTATGTTACGATTATAATTATATGAAATTCTATTAAGAATACCAAACTAAAGTAGAAGAAAAGAAAATGTTTTCCTAAGTTTGGTGATTTCATCGACTTTACATACATTATGTCGTATGTATAATAAAACATTATGGAACACGATTTGAAATGCTGTACTAAATGTGGTGAACATAAACCTGCTACCACTGAATTTTTTCCTAAATACTATGATAGATTATTTACCTGGTGTAAAGAATGTAAACGTGCCTATCAGAATGTATACAATAAAACACCTGCAGCTAGACAATCTCAGAAAACATATAATGCTACCCCTAAAGGTAGAAAGAATAACAATAAAGGAACTAAAACATACGTTCGTAAAACTAAAGCAGTATATGGTATTTTTGATAGTGAAGATAACTGTCTATATGTTGGGGCTTCTAGCCAATTTAATGGTCGCGTACAAACTCATAAACACGCAATTAATAACATGGATAGTGCAAAGAAAAACCACAAATCAATGTTGCACCTGTATGAAGAATTAGTTAAATATGATTCAGTATCTTACAGGATATTAGAAGAGTGTTTACGTGAAGATCTTGCCCTTATAGAAGCATATTATATCAGTATATACAATCCACTTTATAACATAAATAAAAAATGAGTTATTATACAATAAAATGTAAAACCGAGGATTTACCTGAAATATCTCCTATTATTAACTATCTAGA